TTAATCATTGATCATTGATATGATTCTCCTCAGTTTGCCTTCGTAGTCGGGGTCGGTGGCATAGCCTGCTTGTGCGATGAAGTGGGCAAAGTCGAGAGGGTCTTCGCGGTGGAGGAGTGCTTGGCGGTAGCGAGGGTTGCGAGTGAGCAGGCGGGCGTGGTGCAGGAAGCTCTCGGCGGGGGAGTCGTAGCGGCGAAACCAGTCCTTGACCACGTGTAGGTATTTGCCATTGGGCAGCGGGGTGATGCTGAGAATCTCAGGGAAGTCGCCCTTACGAGCAGGCTTAGGGAGTATCTCTTGGGTGCGCAACAGCTGCTTGAGGTGGTCAGGGGTGAGTGCGGTGGCCTTGATGCCGAAAAACATATTGCCGGGGGTATGGGCGCCCCAGCCTGTCTCCAGCGCCGCTTGGGCAAGACTAAATAGGGCGGAAATACCCGTAAGTCGTTCGCTCTCAAGAGCATAGGGGAGATATTGTTTCTTAAAAACGGAGGGTGATAGTGGCTGCATGTTGGTGTATTTTTGCAAAAGAAGTAAGAGTTTGTCTGTCAATAATATAGTGTATGTTTCCTTGTACCCATGAGGCACGTAGGGCGCTGATAACCTCTTGGCAGAGTTCTTTCAGGCGGTAGCGTGGGGATACGTATTGAGCGCCTATCCTCCCCATATATACGTAATGGTCAGGGACATAGAGGAGAATCTGTGCCTGTCCACTGGGAGGAGGTAGCTTCTCACTCGGGGGTTGTCCCTTGGGGCGAAGGTAGCGGCAGGCAAGACACTGGATGACTATATCCTCCTTCTGTGAGTCATTAGGACGGTCATTGCCTAAGTAAATGCCCCCGCTGAGTCCAAGACGTTTCCTTACCTCAGGGGTGGAAAGAAGCTGGTAAAGATGGGTTTCTATTTCGAAAGTCACGAGAACAATGATTAATGAACAATGAATAATGAACAATGAACAATGAATAATGATTAACAATTGAACATTAAAAATTGATCATTGATCATTATAAAAAGATTCTATTATGCAGTTGTCCTTGGTCGTATTTCTGTACGATGGAGCAGCTACGGGGGTCGTTGCCTTCGGGGTCGTTGGCAATAAGGATAAGGGAGCCCTCGGGGATGTGTGGGGCATCGCGGGGGAGGTACACCACATAGGCGAAGCGGCGGAAGGAGGCATTGGCGGTCTGTACATGATGGTAGAGGCTATTGGCCAGAGGTACTTCCTGCCCCTTGCTATTGGCCTCCTGCAAGCAGCGACAGGCAAAGGAGCGCGAGAGGGTACTCGCCGTCCATGTGCCATCATCCCGCTGCTGGGAGAGCGAAGGAGTAAGAAGAAAAAGATAATGAGGGTAAAGCATTTTAAACAGTGAGCAGTGAACAGAGAGCAGAGAACAGTGAACGGTGAACAGAGAACGGTGAACAGAGAGCAGAGAGCAGAGAGCAGTGAACAGAGAGCAGAGAACAGAGAACGGTGAACAACTGATCACTGACAACTGATCACTGACAACTGACAACTGATCACTGTTCACTGACCTCACCATATCTGTGATTGATCGTTGAGTTTAGGGGCGTGGGAGGGGAAGAGGATGTTGCGCTCGCCCAGCTCATAGCATAGGGCGGTGTAGTACTCCTTGAGGGCTTCTAAGTTCCAGCTTTGGGAGTAGGCACCTTCACTTTTTTTCAGGGAGGCGGGTGCCAGTATCAAGGAGAAGAATTGGTAGATGGCTCTGTCGCAGCGGGCTATCTCCACGGGGGCTTGTGGAGATAGCTGCGCTTTGAGCAGAAGCAGCTCGAGGGTTTCCTTCTCTATCCCTAAGGGCGAGAGGGTGCGGCTCAGGTATAGAGCATTGGTCATTAGTTCTTGTTCCATGAGGTGCTATTGGTTTGCATAAGGATGGAGCGAGCGGCGAGGTTCCAGGCAGGGAAGAGGTTGGCGATACCCTCGGTGACCTCGCGCACAGGGGATTCTTCGGAATACTTCTTGATGAGGGTATGCCCGTGGAGCACCTTTAGGGCGTGGGAGGAAGTCATTTTCATGTCGATAGGGGCTTTCCAGTAAGTGTTGCCCAAGACCTTGCTTTCGGAGAAGAGAATCACGTCGTCCTCGAAGGGGTTGCCCGTTCTTGTCTCCCCACTGATGGATTGCAAGGAGATCTCCTGGTCGATGACGATGATCTGCAAACCGCGATAAGTCTCGGCATGCTTGGCAAGGTAGGCATTGACGGTACTCAGGTCAGGAGCATCGGCAAGGGGAGCATTGGCATAGGGAGCACAGCGCTTGCCTACTTCCTCTTGTGAGGCAAACTTGAGGAAGGTATCCACGTTCATAAAGGCATATTTGTAAGAAACCCCGTGGAGCTGTTGCCCTAAGCGCAAGGCCTTGATGAAGTCCTTGGAGAGGGGTTTTCCGGTGGTATTATTGTTGTAAGAGGCCTCTACTCCTATTTTCTGAGCGGCAGGGATTTGGTAATCCAAGTCGTACTGACTTACCACAGAAGCGTTGTTCTCGGTCGTCAGCGAGAAGCGTCCTAAGGAAATCTGTTGGAGCGCCATCCATTCGGCACGAGCAGCGATACCATGCCAGCAGGCCTTGGTGTCATCAGCCCAGAACTCGATAAGGGAGAGCATATCGGGGTTGGCGCCACAGGCAGCCACCATTAGGTCGTACTCAGTGAGTTCGTCCTCATTCTTCTCGCGAGCGATGGAGAGCTTAGGGATATCCCCAGAGAGCTTAGAGAGTCCTTTGCGGTTTTTCTTAGGGATAGAAGCGCCACGAGCGATGATATCTCCGGCTACTTTTAGCCCTGCTTGCCCCTGAAGCATACGCCACGAAAGGGTAGAAGCCTCTCGCAAAGGAAAAAGAGTAGGATAATAATATTGTTCGAGATTGTAGGAGCCTACAACCGCTTGCAAATCGGTCTGGTTAAGACCTGTCATAAGTGATGCATTCATTTTTTTTAATAATTAGAGAACAATGATTAATGATTAATGAACAATGAATAATGAACAATGATTAAAGATTAATGATTGGACATTGACCATTGAAAATTAATCATTGATCATTGACCATTGAAAATTGACCATTGAAAATTGACCATTGAAAATTGATCATTGACCATTGACCATTGAAAATTAATCATTAATCATTGAAAATTGATCATTATAAAAAGATAACTCCTTTGAGGGCGTCTTTGATGGTTTTAGGCATAGGGGGCATGAGGGCTTCACTCACTACGCAACTCACCCAAGCGGCACAGAAAAGGTTGTCGCGTATAGGCACCAAGTAGGTGTAGGAGGCCAAAGCCACGGGGGTTACCTTGGGGAGGAGGTCATTGCCCTTGGACTGGAATAGCGGTGTTTCCTTAGGGAGTTCCACTCCTAAAGCCGTCTCAAGAGTCAGGAGGTCATACTCAGGGTTTTGCTTATTGACTGTTTTGATTTTCTGCCCCTTAGCGGTATCCGCAGCGATATAGTCCCCAGGGAGGAAGTGATGTCCCTTGGCAATCTTTATCTCAGTGGCAGAGGCGCTTGTCAGGGTAGTGGAGGTTCGGGCTGTTTTCACGACAGCATAGCGCCCGAGGGAGTCCTTGCCGATAGGCGTTCCTGCGATCAGTTTAGCACCCCCTAAAACCTCTGTTGTAATGGTTACCCCACCGGAGAGGTCGGCCAGGGTGTGCATAAAAAGACCTGGGGAGGGGTAGGATTCGGTAATGTGTAATTTCATAGGTCGTTGTTGGTAAAAGAGTTATACTTGTTTTCCTTTGAATTGTTGCTGCGCGTTGGCTTGGAGTTGGATAAAAGAGACCACCGCAGGAGAGACATTCTGGCGCGGTGTCTCCTTGGTGTAAAAAGGTGGGTGTTGTAATGCCAAGCTTCTGTTGGCGAGGGTTTGATTTGCTTGTTGTACGTCATTTTTCTTTTGTTGTAAATATTGTTCGAAATCGGCAGGGGTAGCAAAGTGCATTAGGGGGAAGTCACGGAGACTCTGCATGCGGAAATTACTATCTTGGCACTGGGCGAGTACCTCCTGAAGGCGGTTGTGTTGTAGCTGTTGTTTTTGTTGTGTCTCGAATAGGCTTAGGCGCTGTTCGAAAGCCAGCACAGCCTTTCGTACACTCTCCTCGATACGCTTGTCCAAGGAGTCCGCAGCACTTGGGGTATCCCCTGCTACAGAGGGAGTTGTGCCTGTTGGGGTGGGGGTTGTTGCCGCAAGATAGTCCGCCACTTGCTCTGTGGTGAGCTTATTGACCAAGGCTTGTCCTTGGTGAGCATCAGGCTGTTGGGCAGCCAAGGAAGCCGCTAAGGACTCCAAGTGAGCGGCATCCATTCCTGAAAATTTCTCTGTCAAGAGCGATAAAAATTCTTCTTTGTTCAT